ATCAATGCCAGCGCCGCAGCAAGCAGCAGTACCGCGCGTACCGCAGCCTGACAGCTTCGTGGCGCAGCAGCAGGGCGATGAAGCCCGCCGGCTTGCGGCAGCCCGTGGCGGCTCGCAGTCGAATATCGTCAGCGATCTCAAGCCGAGCGACGTGACGAGCACGCGGCCGGTTCTGAGCCCGGTTAAGTCTGTGATGTTGGGGCAGTGATGGCATGTCCGACAAAGAAATAGACCGGATACTGAATGGCTGAAGGCTCCATCGCCCGCGACATCCTTTCCCGGCAGACGCAGCTTGAGGAGAAGCGCGCTCCGTATGAGCCGGTCTGGAAAGACGTAGCAGAGTATTGCGCACCTGATGCACCTGAGTTCCTGCGCAATGGGTTCTCTGCCTCCAAGGACAACCAGGTCACGCGGACCGATCGCCGAACGCGGCGGGTGTACGACACCACGGTCAGGACGGGCCAGCGTCGCCTTGCGGCTGGTCTGGAGAGCCTGATCACGCCACAGAACGACAAGTGGCAGGGCTTGACGACCGCGGCTATGGATGACGAGGAGACCGACGAGGAAAAGGAATGGGCCGAGAAGGTTCGGGATTTCTTGTTCTCGATCCGCTATTCGCCGGGCTCGGGCTATGTGCCTGCCATGCAGGGATGCTACGCCAACATTGTCCGGTTCGGCCCGGCCTATCTGTATGCCGAGGAGGATTTCTCGGGCCGCTATGTGCGCTATCGGTCTCTGCCGGTTGCTGAATGCTGGATCGCCCGTAACAAATGGGGCGATGTTGATACGCTGCACCGCAGGTATAAACGCTCGGCGCGCGTGGCCTACCAGCTATTCGGCGAGAAGCTCCCGCCCAAGGTCATCGAAATGGCCAAAGGCTCGAAGCAGTGTGAGGAGCAGGTCGAGTTCGTCCATTCGATCTGCCCGAACTATGACCGCAAGACCTACAAGCGGATGGGCCAGACCGAGTTCATCGAGGGCCCGTTCAAGTCCAGCCATGTGATCTGCGAGGACGAGAAGATCGTCAAGGACAAGGATTTCGCGTCGTTCCCAGTTGCCTGCTTCAATTGGGGCAGAGATGACGGGGATGATTACGGCACGTCGCCGGTTATCGAGCTGCTGACAGAGGTACGCGAGATCAACGCAGTCCGTAAGGGTACGCTGCGGGCGCTGCAGAACATTACGGATCCGGGGCTGGCTCTGGGTGGGAAGCTCGACTGGCTGCCGCCGATCGATCCAGGCTCGCGTCACCCGGGCCTGGTCGATGAGAGTGGCCGCCTGATGGCCCAGCCGATCATCACTGGCGCAAGGCCTGACTATGCGTTCCAGTACATTGAGCAAAGCCGCAACACGATCCAGGAAGGGCTTTACGTCAATCTGTTCCAGACGCTGGTTTCCAAGCCGGGCAACCAGACTGCAACGGAAGCGCTGATCCGGCAGGAAGAGAAAGGCGCGCTGCTCGGTCCCGCGGGTTCGTCGATCCAGGGCGGGCTTGCCATGCAGACCGATCGGGAGCTGTCGATCCTTGAAAGCAAGGGGCTGTACGAGCCGGATAGCCGGTTTGCTCCGCCGCAGTCATTGTCCGGCAAGGGCATTCGGGTTCAATTTACCTCACCTCTCGACATCCTCCGAAAGGCGGGTGAAGCAAAAGCGGTTGTCGAGTTGGTGAGCACAGCGGCGCAGATGGAACAGATCTGGCCGGGCACCAAGGATAACGTTGATCCCGACGAGGCCTTGCGGGTGTTTCATGCCGCCGGCCGTGCTCCGCAGTCTGTCATGCGGCGCCGGGAAGAACTGGAAGAGATGCGCGCTACAAATGCTCGTGCTGCTGCTGCTCAACAGGGGCTTGCCGCGGCTCAGGTTGGTGCGGCTACGGCGAAGGATGGCGCGGCCGCGATGGCACAGGCCGCTGATGCTGGGCTGTTGCCCGGCCTTGGTGCGGCTGCTCCGGGTCAACAGTGATGGCTGACATAAGAAGCGACCCGGCTCTAGTCTTCACAGACGCTCAATCACAACGCATTGCCAAGCTGACATGGCAGGCCATGATGCGCAGCGATGTGCAGGCGTGGTGGCTGTTCTTCCGCATGATTGAGGACGGTTGTGCCAAACGCATGATTGCAGAGAATTCAGAGACATATGACAGAAGAACAGCAAGCCGCGGTTAGGCTCTCTTATGCCCGGCTATTCAGCGATAACCCGAAACACGGGGATGGCGCTATCGTGCTTGCCGACATGGCTGTTGAGGCTGGCTTCTACCAGGTGCCGAGCCTCGCCAAATGGATTACCGATACCGGCTCAGCCGCCGGGTTCGACATATTTTGTGCGGAACAGAACGGGCGTCGCTCGCTGTTCCAGTACATCTCGAGCTTCGCCAGCCTGAACGAAAGCGAAATGCTCCGCTTGGAGCGGGTCGCACGCTTTGGGTTTGCCGAGGAATAAGCCTCAAACCAAGGATTATCAAAGATGACTACCGCAGACGCAGGGTCTGTGGCGGATGCAAATCCGTCGGCAGGCGCCCCTGACAATGCACAGAAGCCAGCGGATAACGGGTCCGCCGCCGGCTCAGAATCGCCTTTCACCGGTCTGCAGGATGCAGGCGCCCGGGAGTGGGTAGGTAAAAAGGGCTATAAGTCCGTAGATGATCTGGCAAAAGCCGCGCTCAGTCTGGAAGGCCGTCTCGGCACTTCGTTGACCGTGCCCGGTGCAGAGGCGACCGAAACCGAATGGAATGCGTTCTATTCGAAAGCGGGCCGCCCTGAAAAGCCTGATGCCTATGAGTTTAAGCGGCCGGAAGGCCTGCCTGCTGATCTCCCGTATGACGAAGCCCTCGCCGGCTCGTTCAAGACGTGGGCTCACAGCGCGGGACTGAACGGCAAGCAGGCTCAGACCTTGCATGATCAGTTCGCACTCGCACAGGCCGAACAGGCCAAGGCGCATGTAACTGCTCTGACCAAGGCTGTCGAAACAACCGCCGACGCGCTCGTGAAGGAATGGGGACCTCAGGATTCCGAGGGCTTCAAGACCAAGCATGAGATGGCAAACCGAGCTCTGAAAAAGCTCGGGCTTGTCGAGAGCTTCCAGAAGGCGGGGATTATCCTCAAGGATAATGCCCTGACTGACCCGGCTCTTGCGGTGGCGTTTTCCCAAATCGGCGAGAAGATGTTTGCCGAGGACCGGATCGACGGTGGCGACGCGCCTGGCGGGGATAACCCGTTCAAGGGCGAGAAAAATCTTACGGCCATATCAGCTCTGGTGAAAAGCGACCCTGACAAGGCGCGACGATTGGCACGCGAAGCCGGTTTGAACCCGGACCATTGGGTTGCTGCAAAGCGCCCATAGTGCTGTCGCGCCCTTCCTAAAGGGCTACCAAAATGGTTGACGCATATACCAGGATTTCTGACGTTATACTGCCGCTCCCCTACGCGCGCTATTCGTTCGAAAAGCACGTTGAAAACCTCGATATCTTCCAGGCTGGGCTTCTGCAGACCGACGCCATGATCTCCGGCAAGTTCGGGGATGGCGGCAAGTTTGTGGAACTGCCGGGTTGGAAGGACATCACCAATGACGCCTCCGAGCCGATCAACGACGACCCGGCCGACTCGATCGAGACCAAGAAGCTGCTCACCCGGTCTGAAACGGCGCTTCGTCAGATGCGTGCTCAGGCATGGGCCTATCCGGACCTGACCGCGGTTCTCGCGGGCGAGGATCCCGGCAAAGTGCTGGTCGATCGGCAGACTGACTATTGGCAGCGCACCATCAAGAAGATGGTTTACGCTTCTCTGGCCGGCGTGCTGGCGGACAATATCGCGAACGATGCCAGCGATATGATCCGCGACACCAACGCGTCCATCGTGGATACCGATCTGATCGATGCTGCGTACCTGCAGGGCGATCAGGCCGACAAGTTCCAGGGCGTGGTGGTGCACTCGAAACAGATGAAAGTGCTGAAGAAGGCGGACCTGATCGACTACATGCCTCCGTCCCAGCAGGGCGGCATGATGATCCCGACCTATCAGGGCCTGCGCGTGATCGTTGACGACGGTATCACCAAGACCGGCTCCAACGAATACAACGCCATCATGTTCAAGGTCGGCGCCGTCGTTTACGACGAACTGCCGGTCAACACGGAAGGCGGCCCGGTCGAGACCGACCGCAAGCCCCGTCAGGCGCATGGTGGCGGCGTGACCGAGCTGGTTGCCCGTCGGCAGATGATCCTGCATCCGCGTGGATTTGACTGGCTGCATGGCTCTGTGGCCGGCGTGTTTCCGACCGATACCGAGCTGGCTGCTGCGGCCAACTGGAACCGGACGGCGACGGATATCAAGAACACCGGCATGGTGTGGCTGCGCACGACTGAATCGTAATTGATATCAGAGAGTTAGAGAGGGCTTACGAGCCCTCTCCGAACTTCCAGAGCTTCGGGATATCGCCCGCTGGCATGGGCTCTAGGATTTCAGCCTTACCATCCTTAACGATGCGAGGCTGATGATCTGGGCATGTGAGGATCAGCGTGTCTCCAAAAGGCTGGATGGTCCAATCACCAGCAGGCAGTTCGGCAACAAAGCCAGGCGCGTATTTCGTTTCCATCGTTCTCTCCTGATTTGCAGGATCATACCATAAATGCCGTACAAACCCACGGGCAATCCTCCGGGAAGGCCGCGCAAAGCTGCGTCTGTATACGACGAACCGGTAGAGGTGCAGCCTGAGGCAACGACTGAACCGCAGCGCCTATCCCGTGCTCATGAAGGGTTCAAGCGCGTTACTGTTGATCCTTCTGCTGGTCTGCATCGCCCGCCTCGTTTTGGGCAGAAGCGCCGCGAAGTAGGCAAGCGGCCGATCCTGCATCCTAACGTGATCATGAAAGCAACCTGATGGTCGCGCTCACGCCCCTTGACGTGGCAAACATGGCGCTCGGCATTCTTGTCGAGGCGCCGATCCTGAGCCTTGACGACAACAACAAGGCCGCGCGGCTGCTGAACCTGCACTATGAGACGACCCGTCAATCCGAACTGATCAAGCATCCCTGGGTGTTTGCAATCTTCCGGGTCGATCTGGCCGCCGACGGCTCTACGCCGACTAGCGACGAATACGGCTATGGCTATACCGTTCCTGATGACGCCTTACGGGTGCTCCCCCTGACGGACAACGGCGAGGCCTCTGGCATCCGGATTCCGTTCAAGCAGGAAGGCCTCCTGATCCTGACCAACTACTCAGGCCCGCGCATCATTCGCTATATCGGCAACATGACTGATCCCGCTGATTGGGACCCGCTGTTTGTTGAGGCCTTCGCGGCACGTCTTGCCATGAAAGTAGCCATGCCGCTGACCAACAAGCCGAGCGTTCTGCAGGGGGCCCAACTGGTCTATAACGAGGCGATCTCAGAAGCGAGGCGCGTCAACTCAATTGTTGCAAGCTCGATTGCTGGCTCTCGCTCGTGGGCTGAAGAGCGCGGCGACTGGTCCGAGGTTCGATGACGCTTTTCCCGTCTCAGGACTCATTCGTCAGAGGCGAAATCTCCCCGCGGCTGCATGCGCGGGCGTCGCTTGACCTGTATCGATCGGCGCTGTCGTTCTGCGAGAACTATATCACTCTGCCGCATGGCGGCATCCGCAAGCGCGGCGGAACGTACTTTGCCGGCGCAACAAAGGATTTCGGTTTCGAGCGGCCTATCCCGTTCGTGTTCTCGGAAGAGCAGGCTTACATGCTGTTCTTCGGGGATGGCTATTTCCGGGTCTATGCCTATGGTGGGCCGGTCATGGATGGCCCTGCCGTCGTTGAAGTCGTGACGCCTTACTCAGTTGCTTACGTTCCAGACCTGCAGTTCGAGCAGTCCGGCGACGTCCTCTATGTCACCCACCCCAGCGTCAACCCCCACAAGATCACGCGCACGTCCAACACGGACTGGACCTGCGTCTCCATCGATTATGACGACGGGCCGTTCTCGGTTCAAAACGCCGACGAGACGATAACGGTTTTTGCCAACGCGGCCTCGGGATCGACGACGATATTCGCCAGTTCCGCAATCTTCGCCAATGCTACCGTCGGGCAACTGATCAAGATCCAGGTGGAAACCTATGAGACGTGGAAGCCGTGGGAATCGGGCGGCTTCCTGACGAACAGCAGCGTTACGGGGATTCTCAGAAGGCATAACGGGAACGTCTATCAGGCGACTGAGCCTGCTTCCGTAACCGGGAAAATTCGGATGGGGGGCACGCCGCCAACTCATTTGGAGGGTTCTGAATGGGACGGTGCGGGCGATCAGTCAGAAGTGTATGACGGAACGCCCGCACATAACGACAACTACGGCGTCAAGTGGCAATACCTGCATTCCGGGTTTGGCGTTGGACGTATCGTTTACACGACGCTCGGGGGTACTGCAGCGGCCGTTCAGGTGTTGACCAATTTCCCTGCTGAAGTGGTTGGTTCTGGAAATGCGTCATATCGCTGGAGCCTTGGCGGACTTGGCGGGGATTCGGAATATCCTCGATCAGTTACGATCTTCGAGGAGCGGCTTGCCTACGGGCAGAAGTACTCAGTCTATGGCTCGAAGACGTTCGACTTTACGAGCTTCCGCGGTGGAGCCGATGATGACGACGCGTTTTCGTTCCAGTTGGCCGGCGCCAATGATATTACCTGGCTGCAGGAATCCGACGGGTTCATGTTGATCGGAACGATCGGTGGGGTACGGACGCTTTCGGGTGGCGGAAACAACGAGCCGATCACGCCATCGAAGTTCAAGAACCGGGGATCTCCAACCAAGAAGTGCTCCAGCATTCCGCCGGTCAAGGCAGGCTCGACGTTCGTCTATGTCGGGTTCGATCGCAAGTCCGTGGTCGAGATGAACTTCTCGCTTGAAAAGAACGGTTATTCGACTTCGCCGATCAGCATCATCTCCGAGCACATCCCAAAGCGGGGGATTTCCTCGATCTGCTACCAGAGCGAAACTGATCAGATATTCTGGATGGGGCTGGATAGCGGCGAACTCGGCGGGTTGACCTATGAGGCCGATCAGAACGTTCGGGGCTGGCATCGGCAGAAGGTCGGCGGATCGTTTGCCGGTGGCGATGCAATGATCGAATGGGTTGCGACTTCGCCCGGCCAGGCCGGACCTGATGACGTCTGGCTGGTTGTCAAGCGGACCATCAACGGTGAGACCAAACGATATATCGAAGTGCTTCAACCTGCGTTTGAATACGGCGATGTGGAAGATGCCTTCATGGTGGATTGCGGGTTGACCTATGATGGGGCGCCGGTGACTGCGGTTTCAGGGCTGGACCATCTCGAAGGCGAGACTGTTACCGCACTTGCCGATGGGGTAATCTATCGCGATCTGGTCGTGGCCGCAGGGTCGATTACGGTAGCAGTTGCCGCTTCGAAAATTCACGTTGGACTGCCCTATAACGCGATTGCCGAGACGCTGGAGCTTGATGTCGGCGGCAAGGATGGTTCGGTCGTCGGAAGACGGAAGCTGGTCAACTCGGTCATCTTCTCGGTTCTGGAAACCGCAAATATCTATGTCCGGTCGGCGTCGCGGGATTCTTTCGAGCTGCAGCGCGCGGGGCGGAATACGATCGCCGCGCCTTCGGATCTGGTTTCGCTCTACACCGGGAACCTGGATGAAGTGAAGCTGGATGATACCTGGGAAGGGCAGGGCCGTATTCGCATTGAAGCGCCCGATCCTGTTCCCTGTACCGTTCGCGCCATCATCCCCGGCTTTGATAGCGAGGGCTCGTAATGTGCGCCATGGCTCCGCTGTTGATCGCCACGACTGGCTTGCAGGCGGTTGGCTCGATCATGCAGGGCAATGCTGCTGCTGAGGCAGGGAAAGCTCAGCAGGCGGCATATCAGCAGTCCGCGGAATATGAGCGGATGGCCGCTGGATACGAAGCGACGAAGGTAGCGGAGCGCAACCGGCGCGCGGCTTCAGCGGCGCTGACGCAGGTTGCCGGTTCCGGGGTTTCGCTGACGGGATCGCCGACGGACGTGCTGGCGGACAACGCCATCCAGTCGCAGATGGACATCGATGCCATTCGGTTTGGTTCGACCATCAAGCAGAATAATCTTTTGACCCAAGGCGATCTGGCCAAGATGCAGGGCGATCAGAAGCAGCAGGCCGGCTATATCGGTGCTGCAACCAATGTCGCGAGTGGTCTGACGGCACTCTATACGCCGCGGTCGTCGATCAAGATGGGCGGGAGCGCGTTCGCGTAATGGCAACCATCCCGCGCATCGTATCCAATCGAGGCCTAGATCCAGGGGGCGTGGTTTCCTATCCGTCCGGTTCTCCGGTGGGCCAGGCATTGGAGCAGGGCGGCGGCCAGCTACAGAAGCTTGCCCTGCATTACGAAGACCGGAAGAACCAGCAGGAGCGGTTTCAGTCGCTGATCCAATTTGACGAATTCGGCGCGTCGATGACCGGGGAGACGCAGCAGGCCAAGCAGACGATGCAGCCCGGTGCGATCGGCCTGCATGACAAGCTGCTAGAAACTTATGACAAGCGGTCGACGGAATGGCTGACCAAGATCCCCGAAAGCCAGCGCCCGGAGTTTGAGGCGCGGATCAGGGCGAAGCGGGAAGCGTTCTCGGTGGGCTCCGCTACGCTGGAGGCGGCTGAAAGCCAGCGCTACCAGGGCGAGAAGATCGGACAACGTGTCGAGACGGCCAAGCAAGGTGTGTTGCAGGGCGGGCCCGGGCAGATCGAGCCGTTCGCCAAAGATGTCGAGGAGATGATTAATTCATCCACCTTGACGCCGCTGCAAAAGGACGAACTGCGGAAATCGGTCAAGCCAACGCTGGAGGTGGCAGGGTATCTGTCATTACCGCCTGAGGAAAAGGCGCGGGTCGCCAAGGGATGGGGCATCGACAAGGGCCTGTCCGGGACAGCGCTTGATCGCACGATGCAGGTTCTGCGCGACAAGGAGGGTTTCAAGTCCTCGACCTACTGGGATGTGAATGCCCATCGGGTCGGGTTCGGCTCGGACACGATCACGGCGGCGGATGGTTCGGTGCGACAGGTCAAGCAGGGCGATACGGTTACCCGGGCGGATGCCGAGCGGGATCTTCAGCGGCGCTCTGCCGAGTTCCTGGGTGGCGTTAAATCCTCTGTGGGTGAAGAAGCCTTCAACAAGCTGAACCCCAACCAGCAGGCCGCGCTGGGTTCGGTGGCCTATAATTACGGGAGCCTGCCGCCTCAGGTCGCGGCTGCTGCAAGGTCTGGCGATACGGAAGCGCTGGCGAAGTCGATCGAGGGATTGCAGGGTCATAACGGAGGCGTGAACGCAAGCCGGCGGCTCTCGGAAGCGGCATTGGTTCGCAGCTCGGGCGATGGTCCGGTGCAGGGCTTGCATGCTCCAGATCCGCGGTTTGCCAATGTGCCGGCCGATCAGAGGCCGCAACTCGCCGGCCGCGCGGATATCGAGCTGCACAAGCAGGCATCGGCAGAAGCAGCGGCAGCCACGGCGGCTTATAACGATCGCTTCAACACGATGCAGACCGGCATCATCGACGGCACCGCGGGAATAGCCGACGTCCAGAAGGCGCGGCAGGAAGGCTGGCTGCGGGACGCAGGCGACATCATGAAGCTGCAAAGCCAGATCGCCTCTCGGGACAAGGGGCTGGCGGACGTACAGGCCTTTGGGCAGGCGATGGCTAATCCTGATTTCCCATGGAACCCTGTGGATAAGGGCCATAAAGACGCCGCGGACGCTGGTTTCAGGTCGCTCGGCGGCAACATGCAGGCGCTACAAACGATCGCTGAGAAAACCGGGATCGTGCCTGCCAGTGCCGCGGTTGCCATGCAGGGGGCGATGTTCTCTCCCGATCCGAAGCGGGTCGAGGGCGCGCTACAGACCGCGGCCAATCTGGTCGGCGGGCGCTACCCTGATATCTTTGCCGGTGCCACGGGTGGCGAGAAGCTGACCGAGGCGGCGAACACGTTCCGGCATTACGTCTATGACCGTGGGATGAGCGCTGCCGATGCCACCAAGCGCATCATGGAAGAGCGAACTCCGGAGTACGAGCAGAAGGTCAAGGCGCGGATCAAGTCGGAAGACATGAACGAGGTGGTCAAGAAGAACCTGAAGGACGGCGATATCCGCGGGGCTTTCGATCCTTCGTTCCTTGGGTTGGCGCCCAACCCGCAACTGACCTTCAATCCGGAAATGCGGGTCCGGGCTATGGGCGATTACGAAGAGATTTTCCGCGAGAAATTCGCCAAGAACGGTGACGTTACCTTGAGCAAGACGCTGGCCCTTGAGGATATGAAGAAAACCTGGGGCGTGACCAACGTCAATGGTTCCAAGGTGGTGATGAAATATCCGCCCGAGCGGTCTTCGGTTTATGCCGGGGTCGAGAACGTCAGCGAACAAATCGCGATGCAGGCGGTCACGGCGATAAAGGATCTGAACGGAGTGGACGTTGAGCGCGGTAAAATCCGCATGGATGAGGTCAAGAATACCGGCGAGCGCTACATGAGGGGCGAACCGCCGACCTATGTTCTGAGCTACACTGACAAAAACGGCCACGTCCAGACCATTCCGAAGCAGTTCTATGCGGATCCGGCCTCGATGCGGGATGCGCAGACCGCGGCGCGCGCGGCGCAATCGTCGAAGATCAACACGGTGGCCGGCATCAACGCCGACAATGTTGATCTGTCCCGCGCTAATTTCGGGGTGCAGTGATGCCGTTCCTCGAAGATAACGGCCAGCCGATCGACCTTTCCAAGCGGATCGATACGCCGACGGGCTTTGCGGTGACGCCTGGGGCAAACGATCTCGAGGATACCGGCGAGAGGCCGTCATGGAACTTTGCTGCTGATCTGCGTCGTTCCAATATTTTTGGCGCAAAACTGGCTTCCAACTCGGAATGGACTGATAACCAGCCAGAGGCCGGCTTCAATCCGTGGGATAAAATCAAGGGTACGCCGGACGAGGTGAACTTCAAGGCGCTGTCCGAGGCTCGGAATACGAGAAAGTTTGATGCCATCAAAAGGGATGTTGCTCGCGAAAACGAAGATCGAAAGCTGGTAGATTCGCAGCCGTGGTATGTCAGTCTCGTAACTGGAGGTGTAGCTACTTTACTTGACCCAACCACGTTTTTGCCGGGTGGGGCGTTTGTTAAGGGAGCGAAAGGCGGGATTGCGGTAGCTGGGGCGGCTGCGCGTGTAGGATCTGCCGCTGCGGTAGGTACTGCCGTTCAAGAAAGCATTCTTCAATCAACCGAGCAGACGCGCACGGCGGGCGAGAGCGCTACGGCGATCGGCGCATCGCTGTTCCTAGGCGGGCTGCTGGGCGCGGGCGGGCAGGCTGTTCTGTCCAAGATGGAATGGCAAAAGGGCGTTGCCAACCTCGACCATGATCTGGCTGGGGTGCGCGTTCCTTCCGATGCCAAGCCGGTGTTTGATGATGTGTTTTCGCAGCTAAAGGCCACTGGCATGGCCGATGAAGAGGCGCGGGTGAATGCCTCGGTGTTTGCTGCGCGCTATGCCACGCGGGCTGAGAGGCTTGGCGAGGGCGCTACGCCGCTTGATGTCTACCGTGGCGATGGTCTTGAAATTCGACGCGGGGAGAACGGAACGGCTGAAGGCGTCGGAGTGTTCAACCAGTCTGCTGAAGTTGTCGCGCGTGAAAAGGCGACGCTTGATAAGATGATGGAAGATCTCCGCACGGATAAATCTGTTGCGGATGCGGCTTTCGAACAGATGTCTAAGCTCAGTGGCGCCAAGGACGACTGGGCCAAAGTGCTTGGCTCTGAACCTGGCGGGATAGAGCTCGCCAGTAGCAACAGCCGCAACAAATTGACCGCGGCGGTAACACGCAGCCAAGAGAATCCCAACGGGTGGCGCGTCACGTATTTTGATGAGCGCGGCTTTTCAGGGCATACTGAGTACAAGACGAAGGAGCAGGCCGCTAGTGCCGCGCTTGATGAGGGATATACGGTTCCAGCAAACGGTTCGCTTCGTAAGGCGATGGAGTCCGGCACCTTCTTCCAGGCGGCTGAAAAGGCTGAACCGCAGGGTAAAATCACGGTTTACAAGGACAACTCAGCCGTCATCGACCTGTTCAAGGGTGCGAACAAGTCCACATTCATGCACGAAGCCGGGCATCTCTGGCTTAATGAAATGGTGCGAGACGCAAGCAAATCGGCTGGCATCAAGTCAGACCTAGACCAGATCACAAAATGGCTTGGGGTTAGCGACGCCAGTAAGATCGAATTAAAGCACCATGAACAATGGGCGCGCGGGTTCGAGGAATACCTGCGGGATGGCAAAGCCCCGTCAACTGCGCTCGCCAATGCTTTCGAGTCCTTCAAGAAGTGGCTGACCGAAATCTATAAGAGCCTGACGAACCTCGGGCCGGATCACGTCAAAATCAACGACGATATCCGCGGCGTAATGGACCGGATGCTGGCGACCGATCGCGAGATTGCGGTAAGGGATGCGGGCGAGATTACGGGCGGGGCCAAGTCAGTCGGCGCTGCCGCCAACAGTGCCACAGAACTGGCAGACAACACCATTGCAGGCGCTGCGGCGCGCGGGGTGGCTGCAAGTACCGCCAAGCTAAACCCGCTCCTGCGGGCCCTGCACAGCCCTTCCGCGGCGCACCGCGAAATCATGCTCGATCTGGTCGAAAATCCTTTGTACCTGCAGAAGAATTTCGAGCGCGTGATAACGAATGAGGAAGGTGCCGAGGTAGGCAGGACCGCTAACGTGGCGTCATCTGTCGGTGCCGAAACCTTCATGAAGGCCTATAGGGGCGGGCTCACAAAGGCGATCGAGATAGGAAATGAGGCCTTGATCGAGCATCGCAAGGCCGGCGGCCTGATGGATGCGGGCGAATTCAATGAAGCCGTCGGCAAGGCCATGCGCCGAAACGATACAGACCCTGATCCCGCCGTGCAGAAGGCGGCTCAGGAATACCGCGCTAGGGTGATCGATCCTCTGTTCAAGGCTGCGAAAGAGGTCGGCATTCTGCCTCCGGACGTGGCCCAAACTACCGCGCCGTCATACTTCAGCCGGCTCTGGAACAGCAAAAAAATCTCGGCCGATGAGCAGGGGTTCAAGGGGATGGTTTCGGACTGGGTAGCCCAGAACGCCCCCAAATGGGCCGAGCAGTTTGACAAGGGTTCCGAGCGGCGGCTTGAGCCAATCCGGCGCGAACTGTCCGATCTCGAGATGGGGAAGCTTCGCCGCGCTGAGGAACTGAAGCAGCGGCTGGACGTCGCCGACACTTCGGAAATGACCGAGGGCGATATCCGCCAGGCGCTCCGTATCGTGCAGGGCGGCGCTCCCAAGCCCAAAGGCGTCGACACGCTTTCGCAGTTCGTGCTGAAGCAGGGCGGGCTGGTCGACGATGCCAGCGAGCTTGCGCACCGCGGTATCACGAACAAGGCCAGGCCTGGTCTGGTCCGCAAGGAACGCCGCACGGCGATGAATGCCAACGGCGGATGGACGCTAGATGACATGGCGCGGCACGCATGGGAGAACGGCTATTTCCCGGAGAGCAGCCAACGGCCCTCGATTGATCATTTCGTAGAAGCGCTGAACGATGACTTCCATAAAATCCGCGCTGTGCTGAAACATGGCGACGAGGATGCTTTCAAGCTTACTGAACTCGTTGCTCAACTGGAAGCGGATCTGGCTCGTGCGGGTGTCGGGGCCGATGGCAAGGCGCCGCGCTTCTCGACTTCGGAAGAGATGAAGGGCGCGGTCGAGCGGGTCTATAAGGCGATGGATGCGGAAGCAGACCGCAAGGCGGCTATCCTGAAGGACAAGCTGACCGAGCGGGAGGCCGATATCCGGGCCGATCGCGAATCCAGGTTTGTTGGCGATCCGCAGGAACTCGGCCGCGGGATTGCTGATGAGGTTTTCAACACGTTGACCGGCCGAAATGGCGGCGGGGTGCGCAACGATTTCATCACGATCAAAGCGCGCGGCCCGATGAAAGAGCGCACGTTCGATATCGAGGATCTGTTCCGTTCGGCCAATGGTCGCGGTGTCGAGGATTACCTAGAGCACAATGTCGAGGAGGTCGCGCGGCGCTATACGCGCGTGATGGGTGCCGACGTCGAGATTGCCCGGAAATATGGCTCGGTCGATATGCTCGATCAGTTCAACAAGATCAAAGAGGACTACGCCAATCTACGCGCCGAGGTTTCAGCTAAGGCAAACCTGACCGATCCAAAGGCCCGGCTATCTCCAGCCGAGGTCGAGAAACAATTGCTTGCGCTCAAGAAGCGCGAAGATAGCGACGTTGGCGATCTTGAGGCTATGCGAGACACGCTGCGGGACAATCTCTCGCAGGGGCCGCAGTGGTCACAAAGCTATTCCAAGGCTGTCCGGATGGTGAACAACTTCAACTATCTGCGGTCCATGGGCGAGGTCGCGGTTGCGTCTCTGTCGGAAACCGTGCGGCCGGCAATGGTGCATGGGCTGTTGCCCTACATGGAAACGCTGGGCCAGACGCTGACCAACCTGAAAGGTATTCGGCTATCGGTCCAGGAAGCGCAGCTCGCGGGCAACGTGACCGAATGTATTCTGCAGACGAGGCTTGCCACGCTTTCCGAGGTCACTGACCCCCACGCGGCGCGCGGGCCGATGGAAGCGTTTCTGGCCAACATGACGAACTTCGCATCAAAGTGGAACGGGATAGCCCTTCTCACTGACATGCAAAAATCGATCGCTGCTGTGCTGACGCAGAACCGCATTCTGCGCGGCGTGGAAATGTACGGCAAAGTCGCCGAAAAGGAACGCGCATATCTGGCCTATCTCGGCATCGATCAAAGCATGGCGGAACGCATAGCCAAGCAGTTCGCCGAACATGGCGAGACGGTCGAGAAGGTGCGGGTCGCCAATCAAGAGAAGTGGACGGATCAGGTTGCGCTGCGGCATTACCAGGCCGCGATGAACAAGGACGTCGACTCGATCATCACGACGAAAGGCGTTGCAGATACGCCGCTGTTCGCCAATTCCCCGACGGGGCGCGCGGTGCTCCAGTTCAAATCGTTTGCGCTTGCCTCTCATCAGCGGGTGCTGTTGCGCGGTCTCCAGGAAGGGCCTGCGCGGTTTGTCGGCGGTATGGTGGCCATGTCCACAATCGGCATCATGGCAACGTGGCTGAAGGCGATCTCGGGTAACAGAACCGAGAAGCTTCAGGACATTGGCGAAAATCCTGGCTGGTGGATTTCGGAAGGTCTCGACCGGGCTGGCGTGTTCGCTGTGCCGATGGAGCTTTCGAACATGGCTGAGAAGGCGACGGGTTTGAATCCCATCAAGGCGCCGCTCAAGATTTTCGATAAGGGTGCGGCTGGATCTCAGAAGAACCAGAACCGAAACTTGGCTGGTGCGATACTTGGCCCAACGTTCGGAACGATCGGCGACGTCGGCACGGTTGGGTTTCTCGGGAGCAAGTTTGCAAAGGGCGACGATATAACTCAGGCGGACAAGAACGCGGCCGAGCGGCTTCTGCCGTTCAATAGTTACATCGGTATGCGGCAAATGCTCCGCTACGTCGTCAATCCGCAGCAGCAGTAAACCAACGATAGCCCCAAATACTCAAATTGATCAGGGCGAAGCCCGCAAAAAGGTAGGCCCAAAAGGCAGCGATCTCATCACCGCTGAACCCGCCCGTAACAAACAGCGTCAGGTCAACAACGAACCACGCTGCACAAAGTAAAATCGCTAGTTTTGCGTGTTTGTTCATCCCGCCCTCCCGGCGGGTTTTTTATTACCGCACGGGCCGGCTGCCCGCAATCCCGTCCAAGAGGCGGCTCCTGAGGAGAAAATGAATGGCACGTCAATTCGGTCGCAACCGCTCTAGCGGTGTTGAGAAGGGCAACAGGCCCGGTTATGCAGGCAACGTTTCCCAGCTTGTCGGTCTTAAAACCGCAATCGCTGACAATACCGCCACCTCCATCATCCGCGTGACGGTCCCCAACGGGATGCTGAACGCCGGTATCAAAATCGATCTGGTCGCTTGGCTCGGCGCCGGTACAGACGCCAGCGAATCCACCCGCGTCGCTTCGGGCTTTATCGCGCTGGCCCGGCAGACCGGGGCAACGGTGGTTGGTGTTGCCGCAACGCTTGCGCTGGCGCAGATCGCGACCGCGGCCTCTGGCGGTACGCTGACGCTGGCCTACAGCGTATCTGCGGCAACCGGCGCGGTCGGCGTGACGCAGACGATCGACATCCAGGTCACGCTGGTCAAGACCGGCACCATTACTGACCTATCCTGCATGTTCAACGCGACATTGTTGAACGGGCAGGACGTCGGCATGACGATCGCCGCGGTCTAAGGATAACATCAATGGCTCGTGAAACTGCCGCTGTTCGTCTGCTCGCAGGCGACAAAGAGCCGGTTCGCCTGGCATCGACTGCTAACCTGTCACTGTCTGGATTGCTGACAGTTGACGGGGTGGTGACCGTTGCCGGCGATCGGGTTCTCGTCAAGAACCAGACGGCTGCTACAGCTAACGGGATCTATACGGCATCGGTGGGCGCGTGGAAGCGTGCCCCCGATGCTGCCTCCTCGCGCACGATCCGCGCCGGGATGATGATCTATGTTCAGGAGGGAACGCAGGCCGGAAACGTCTGGTCAATTATTTCCGATCAGCCGGATATCGGAACGGATAGTATCACGTTCGTTTTATATCTCTCGTTGAATATCACAGCCGTGACTTCGGCGGCCGTCGCTGCCGCAGCTGCTTCTGCGGCTGCTGCCAACGTATCAGCCGTTGCTGCTGCTGCCGCTGCCGGATCCGCGGTAAATGCCATCATCGGTCCCGCTTCAGCAACGGACAATGCTGCAGTTCGGTTCGATACCACGACGGGCAAGCTCGGGCAGAACTCGCCGCTATTGATTGCGGATACGACTGGCGCGCTATCGCGATCGGGTGGCGGCGGCATTGCGGTTGAGGGCAGGGCAGGTATTGCGGCGTCTGCCGGGTACATAGGTGAAACGAAAAGCTCGATCGTAACGATCGCGGGGGCATATGCCATATCCACCGGCGGGAGTAGCAGCGTCTGGAATCAGCTCGCTCTTCCGATCGGGTGCTGGTTTCTCGGAGGAAATGTCGGAGTGCTCGGGACAAGTGGGTCTCCAGTGTTCACGCATATGCATGCTGATCATAACGCGACCGGATCTACCTCCATTCAGACATCGCCTGGCAATGGCAGCACCGTGGCGATGCATCTGACATCCAACCAATCGAATGGATGGATCGTACCTTATCCATGGATCCCATACATGATCACGACGCCGACAACGATCTTTGCCGTCATAACCGCGGATTTCACAGGAGGGACGGCGGCAGCCTACGGCGCCTTGTGGGCAGTGCGTATCTCTTAAGTCAATAGGGTGATAACCAATCCTAACAGCATGAGAGCTGCGATCGTATAGGCCGCGATCGGCGTAGATGCGTATCGGCGCTGCTCTTCAGTGGCGTTTTCCTCGTCAAACGGTTGCATAGAATCTTTCGATCGGTGCGATGCCTTGACCGGGCAGGATGGGCGGGCCCTCCGAAAAATACATCGCGGCAAGCGTAATCAGAATTGCTGCCGCGCATGCGATCCACTTAGCCATTAAGCACCTCAGTTCGGGGTGCCCTTCTAACACTACAACTAGATCGCGATCAACGTCAGATCATATGCCCATCAACAGGCATATCTGCGGTTGCGTAAGTGACTTGAAACATTGGAGAATTGGAAATGGCATGGCGGCTTGCGAAGTCGATCAAGACGCTTCTTGACCAGGTGAACGCTGAAAACCCGCACCGGCGGAAGGATTCTGACGGTGGAATTGGAGATGCCTCGCACGCCTCGCGATCGAGCGACCACAACCCGTACATCATCGTGAAGGGGCAGGGCGTGGTGCGGGCGTTCGATTTCACGCACGCGCCGGAAACCGGCTTCGATGCCTACGCCTTTGCCGAGATGATGCTGAAGAACAAGGATCCTCGCGTTCGCTACATCATCAGCAACCGGAAGATTGCTTCCGGCAAGAGCGGCCCGAGTGCATGGCAGTGGCGGCCATACAGCGGGAAGAACCCGCATAACCATCATACGCATGTTTCGGTGACGGAGGACGAAGCCGAGTTTGACAATCCGAAGCAGTGGAACCTGAGCGGCCTTGTCGCTGAAGCCGCGGCGAATGCGCCAGAGGCTAACAGCTACGTTCCGCCTCCGATTACGCTGCGGATCAAAGCCCGCGGCGAGCTAGTGAAGAAGCTACAGGCCGGCGTAGGCCTGAAGGGTGCGCAGATCGATGGCTGGTTTGGAGCTGATACCGAGAAGGCACTGAAGGCGTTTCAGACGGCGCATGATCTGACGCCCGATGGGATAGCCGGACCTCAAGTGTGGGACGCAATAAACAAAACCGCCGCCTGACGGCATCAGGCATTTAACTGGAGACTTGAAATGAATTGGGAACAGATCAGCAGCATCTTGCGTCACATCCTCACGTTCGGCGGTGGCTTCATCGTGGCGAAGGGCTGGGTCAGCGCTGAAACAATGACCGGCCTTGTTGGTGCGGTCATCACGATCGGCGGCGCCGTCTGGGCAATTATCAACAAGACGCCGACCAACATGGTTGCTTCTGCAGCGGCGCTTCCCGAGGTGCAGTCGATCAAGCTTGAGCCGTCCGCGCCGTCTACCATGGCCGCGCCTGAGAACGTCAGCAAGTAATGTCCCTTGCCACCATCCTGAGTATTGTCTCTGCGATCCTCGGTCTCCTGAGGTGGTTTGTTTCGTATTCGGAACAACAGAAATGGATCGAGATCGGGGAAAGCAGGGCGATCATCAAGGGGCTGGAAGACTGTGAGCAGGTTATCAAAGATGCCCGTGCCGCTCGCCAGGCTGTTCGTGATCAGCATATTCGCGATCCTGACAGCATCATGCACGACGACAAGTTCAAGCGCCCCGACTAAGGACGCTGCAACCAAAGCGGCGTGTCAATCGTTTGATCCTATCTACTGGTCGTCGAAAGACACGCCTAAGACCGTCGCTCAGATCAAAGAGCACAACGCAGTGGGAGAGAAAATTTGCACCGATTGGGGTGCTAAGAAGTAACAGGCGGCCCGACCTGAAGTTGCGAGCTTACAGGCCGAGCCTAACCACCAGTATGGCGTAAACCATATCAATGGCTGGGACGATCCTAGCGGACGGCGGCCCCCTAGGAGTATGAAATAGATGATACCCGAATGGCTAAAAGAGATCGCTACTGCCGGTCCGGCCCTTATTTTTGCTGTGATGTGGTGGCTGGAGCGCACTGAACGGCGCGAGGAGCGCAAGGAACACAAGACGGTTTCTCGCGATATGATCGATGCCATGGTGAAGACGGAAAACACCTTGGCGACGTTAGGCAACGTTTTTATGGGTAGATCCCAACAATGATATTGCTGGAGCGGATCATGGCCATTTTCAAACGCCGAGAACCGGAACCGGAGACGACTGTCGCTCGCGAACTGTCGCAGCGAATTAGCCAGAAGGCGGACGAATTGAGCGAGCACTTCAGGGGGTATCAGCGTTCCCGAGATCCATTCGCGGCGATGATGGCAGACATGTACAATCGAGATCAGCTATCGCGATTACACCGCAGTATTCGTCAATGACATTTGGCGATCTGCTGGAAGGAAGTAATGGCGTTTGGGCAATCCTGGCGGGTTGGCTGACGGCCTTCATGGTGTTCCATATCGCCGTCATCAGGGTGCAGCGCGGCATTCCTTGGACGCAGTTACTTTTCAATTTCAGTTTGCCGCTGAGCGTTCAGATGGCGCTCGGAATGCTAGCGGTAGCGTTTGCTGTCTTTTTAACCCGAATCGTTCTGTGGTGGGCACGTTACCTGCATAGCGGCGATATCGATCTGTTGATGCCACACAACGCAATCTATTGGTTTGGCACGATGCTTGGGATCGTCGGTTTTCTCTGCATCTTGCGGACCGTATCGCAACCGACTTTTGGCCACTGGACGTGGATCGGCGCATTGGTATCGAGCGCTGCATATCTCGTATGGTGGGCGTGGAAGTTTTGGTAGTCATCGCTCGGTTTGCCCTGATCGCCTTCGGAATTGTCATCGGCATACCCTACGTTCTGACCTTGATCGGCATGGCAAAGATCGCCGATCGATACAATCGCCGGGCATTCAGTGACCGGAGATAGGCTCCAAACCCTCCATTGGAGTCGCTACCCCAGACGACTTGCCCGGCTTGGAAACAGGCCGGGCTCATTTTCTAGCAAATTCGCCCCAAGCTTCTTGAGCCGCTGATAGGTAGGCTCCGGAAGCTTCTTCCGCTGTTTTGAAGCGGCCTAAGTGCTTCGATTTCCCGTTTATTTTTATCGAAGCCACAAACCCGTTCTCTAGTCCGTCTAAGAAAGCAACTCCTTTGACGCCGAGCTTGTTCTTCCGAGATGCAGAACAGTTCGCGTTATTCTGAGTCCCAGTTGCAGGACGAATGTTTTTGCGCCTGTTATTCAGGCCGTCGCCGTCTCTATGGTCAACCTTCAAATTGTCCAATGGACGGGCTAAAAATCGATGTAAGGTTGTGAAGGTGCCGTCTCTACTTTGTCCAGAGCATGCGTACTTGTGTCGTTTCTTTGTTGTTAGAAGCCGCCAGCGACGCCCAGCTACTAGATGAATATCGGCTGCATCAATGATGGCTTCACAGCCTTCTCTCAAGAAAATGTAGGCAATTTCACCATCAACTCTGATGGCGGACGGCGGTTTATGAGGCAGCATTTGTAACCTCTAAATAAGCCGTAAAGTATAGCATATTCGTAGTGTAAGCGGAATCCCGAAGCCAACTAATAACTGGATTTTTCTTGAATAGGAACGCGAATGGTAATGCGGATAGCGAAGTGGCGCAGGGATACTTACTGGCGCTGGCAGGATGAGCGTCAGAAAAGACACGGCACTTCGATGGGCCTGTCAGCATCGTCATTTCCCGAGAACTCCGCACTCAACACAGTGATCGGCGCGCTGTCGGTTACGGGCGGGACGGGGACTTATACCTATTCATTCCAGAGCAATCCCGGGACGCTGTTCAACATCTCGGGCAGTGATCTGCGGGTTACCAGCACCACGATCGCGGCCGGCTCTTACCCGGTGACCATCCGAGCTGACAACGGCGCGGGGTCGGTGATCGACAAGGCATTCTTGCTCACGGCGACCGCCGTCGTCGGCGCATCTACTCCAACCTATTACATCTACGGGTTCTGAAAATGGCAGCAAGCTTCACTCTTAGATATCCGTCGAGTGTCGGGACAGCATGGCACTTCAGCGTTGCGTTGGTCGGGTCCGATGTAGTCATCACCGGGACAGTAGGTAGCTACGTCCCAACTTATCATATCCTTGGCTTCTGAAAGGGCTGAACCATGGCTGAAATTACAGACGTCGATATCGTAGCTGGTGTCCCAACTACAGGAACGGGTACGGTCCCGACGCTCTCCAAAACCAACACGGTCATCGGATCAGTTATTGAAACAGCGCCGGCATCAGATACTGCTTCATCTGGTCTGAATGGTCGACTGCAGCGGATTGCTCAGCGGGTTACCTCACTGATCACACTTCACGGCGCCGCAACGGATGCCAAGAGCACAGCGACCGACGCGACCTCCGTCACCTTCATGCAGGTGTTCAAGCAGATCAGCGCCAGTGTGCAGAGCTTGGTTACTGCGATCGGCTCGACGGCATGGGATCTTGGCATCGGAACGAGCGGAACGAGAACCCAGCGGATGTCTATCGATACCGCGCAGCTCGCGCCCAACAGGACGACAGCCGGGGCGATGACTGACGGCTACCAATTGGTAGACACGCCGACCGATGGAACGAATGCCACCCGGCTTGGTGGTCTTACTGAAACGGCGCCGGCCAGCGACACGGCATCATCTGGTCTCAATGGTCGCCTACAGCGTATCGCACAGAACGTCACGACGCTAATTGCGGCTACGCTAAAAGCCGCTGGTCCTATTGCCCATGACGCCGCGGACTCAACCGCGCCGGTCAAGGGAGGCCACAAAGCAACAACCAGCCTTGCGGGGCGCACACTAGTTGCTGACGCGGATGTGACGGATAGTTTCGCCGGCATCGATGGTGCTCAGATCGTCCGCCCGCATTGTAACCTGGAAGACATCGTTTCCGGCGTTGCGGCGATCACGGACGGATCGTCAACCTCGGTGATCGCCTCCGCAGGAGCCGGCGTCAAGAACTACATCACCAGCGCAATCTTCTCGAACAGCTCGGCAACCGCCGTCACGGTGGATCTTCGAGATGGAGCGGCCGGGAGTGTAAAGGCAACGTTCCCTGTTCCGGCAAATGTCAGCGGCGCGATCTGCAATCTTCCTGTCCCGCTTCCGTTCAGCGCGGCGACTGCCGTTTGCGCTGATCCGTCGGCTGCTGCAACGACCGTCACTGTCACCCTCATCGGCTTCAAGAGCAAGGTGTAAGACATGGCGAACCGTTTTTGGGTAGGCGGCACGGGAACGTGGGACGCGTCAGATACGACGCATTGGGCGTTAACAACTGGGGCCGCGGGCGGTCAATCCGTGCCAGGTTCTGGCGATGTTGTTACGTTCGATGCTGCGTCTGGCGGGGGAACGGTAACCGTCAATACGACCGTCACCGTGATATCAATTACGGCTGGTGCATTTACTGGGACTCTAGACTTTGGCACCAATGACAACAACGTCACGACCTCAGGAGCGCCCGGTGTTTCATTCTCTGGCACGGGTACCCGAACGATCGACATGGGCAGCGGAACGTGGACATTTACGAATACCACAGCCGCAGCTATTTTTGATGTCGGAACTGTCACAAACCTCATTCCGACTTTTCAGAATGCAGCCCTTGTCTTCACTGGCAACGCGTCTGTCGGTCGAACTTTTAACGGAGGTGGTCAAACCTTTGGCAGCCTCACTATAAATTCCAACAGTTCGCGGGCGCCATTTTCATTGGGTGGCTCAAATACTTTTAGCTCTGTGACAATCAATAGCGGCAACACACTTGTTCCGCCTCAACTTGCGACTACGACTATTACCGGCGCATTGACGATAACGGGAACGTCTAGCGCACCTTCGGGGCTTATGTCTTCCACTATTGCAAACATCAATACCGTTTCAGTTGGGTCTGCTTCAACAGCCGATTGGGCGGCCTTCCAAGGCGTTACCAAATCTGGGGCAGGATCGATCACCGCAACGAATTCATTCGATCTCGGGAAGAACACCGGCATCACAATTAGCGGTCCTTCCGGCGGTGGTGGGGGCGTCATCGGCGTCATTGGTGGCTGATGGCAATTACCAAAAACCTGGTAACGGACTACGGCGCCGACAACACTGGCGTCGTTAGTATCCAGACGGCTCTCCAAAGCCTTCAAACGGACGGCGCAGGGCAGGATGTAAACCTGACCGTCCCGGCCGGAACGTACTACGGCGGCACCAACTTCTTCTTCTGGATTGACGGAATGAAGGATTTGAACCTGACCGCCACAGGTGCGACGTTCAACAATGTGCCAAATTTCCAAACGAGACACATTGCTCAAATCGGCATTGATCAAGGCGCCGGCAAAAACGCCAGAATCCAAACTGCGAATGTTGGGGCGACTAGCGTCACGTTAACCGCCGCCTCTGCTTCTGCAGGACATATCTCACGCTTCACGGTTGGGCAGTGGTGTATTGTCGCTGGCTGGCCTATTCAAAGCGGCTTCCAATCTGGCTACGGATTCCCTCCGAATTGGCATTTTATTGATCATGTACAAATCACTAGCATCGTTGGAAATACAGTTCATTTCAGTACGCCATTAACGAACTATTATAGTTCGGAATGGCCCGAGATGAGCCGCGGTACTGCTTTCGAAACAGACGGTGGAGGCCCCGCGACGTTGGTGGGCCTAAATTCCGCATGGGGTGGAATGACAAACATCGTTGACGGATCTTTTAGTCATAACAATCTCCTTAATACCAATCGGGAAGTCTTCCAGATAACCGGAGGCTCGATCGTAAATTTCCCGCTTTATCCGACTGTCAGCCGTGTTTTCCGAGCGATTAATCATACCTCGACTGCGGGAAGTGTTGAACACGACAAGTGTATTGGCTTGGTCGATCTTCAAGGCGGAACGTATCGGGTTTGGCACTGCCAGAGTTCTAGCACCAATTTGCTTCAGATGACGGGTACCACCGTCACCGAAATCCTGAATGGAACCGTTCTCAATACTGTTCTTGATGGCTGTGCTATAGGGACTTGCTATGTCGGCCCGACTTCATACGGCAGAGCCAATACATTTGTTGCGAAGAACACTTCCTTCACCAGCGCCATAACCGGGGGTCTGACCGAAGGCGGGCCGAGCGATAATCTTGCCAGCGATCTTGGCCTCGGCGGATGCGCCACCAAAACTGGAAGCATCATAACGATTCCGATGTGGCTGGGCGATAACGCTACACGCACCTTAATGCCCGACGCTCTAGGCCGGAATGTCATCTTTTTTATGGGGCAGTTTGGATCATTCGGGTATTTCAAGTCGCTGTCCGTCACATCCGACAGATGGCCTGCGGCCGATAATCAAACGGTCACAACTACAATATCCACGGTGAATGGATCGAAGATCATAACGGCTGGATCTGGAATTTTCTCGCCAGGCGATGTCGGGAAAACGATCTTTATTCCCGGTTTTGAGGCTATCTCTGGATATGACAACTGCACAATTTCCAACGCGTCTCCGGGGGTTGTTACTCAAAACAACCACGGCAAGCCCCTCAATGAGCCTGTTCGATTCCAGGCCGGATCGGGTACCTTGCCGAGCGGCATTTCCACGGGTGTTACGTACTATGTCGTTGCCGCCAACCTGACGACAAATACATTTTCTGTCTCAGCCACGGTCGGAGGATCGGCTATCGCTACCAGCGGAGGCTCTGGAACGGTCCAATCATCTCATCCCGGAAGCTGCTATTCGCATATAACAGGGTATACGAACGCGACAACCATCACCGTCTTCCACGCTAGCACAAACTATGACCTGACGTCTGTATCTCGTACACTTCAATGGGGTACATGCAATATGTACATTCAGACTGACAGCACCGATCCGCTGCCGGTTGCTCCAATTGCCGTCAAATTAACTCTGAGGGTGCCAGCAGCTAGATCCGTTCGGTTTGAGAATTGTACGGGCAACGATCACATCATAGATTTGTCGCAGCCAGCGGCATGGAATAGGCCATTAGACTCGTACACAAAGAGGCAGTACAGAGCGTGCCCTACCGCCGCATCGGCTGGAATCCGCCTTTCTGAAGCTGGCGCGCTTGCTAATGCGGGGTCCCTGACTCCGATGGTCGGGTTTATCCAATCGCTTAAGATCAATGTAACCAAGATTTATACAGGCGCGATCTCTGGAACGCTGACAGCAGGTCTTGCTCAGTTTCAAGTCTTTCTCTTCATCAATGGAGCCTGGGTCGCCTACAATCCTCGCATCAACGTCAAGCAGCTTGGCGAGCGTGTCATTCTTGCGGGAGGTAGTGTCACGGGGTCGCAGGTAGGAGATTCCGGGTTAAGTCTTGGCTCCAGTCCGGCCTGGATCGGGGCAGGTTTCAGCGCCCTTCTTTCGTCGAGTATTTCCGGCGAAAGCCAAAGTACCTGGCCAGAATTCACAATAGAAATGATCACAGACCAAGGTATTCCGTCGGCCGTTCCCGCCGCCGTGGCACCGCTCCGTCTCAGGTTGAGGGCATAATGGCGCTCGTCGAAACCAATTTCTTCTCGCCTGCATTCGGAGCCCCGGCGTCGTCGCGGACGACCGATCGACCTGCGACCAGCATGTCGGACTACTACCACAACGGCGGCGCGCTGACGTTTGGTGGCGCTCCATACGATCTCGACGCAATGGGATCGTGGGGTGCCGCGCGCAAAGCGGCTAAGGGCTATCGCTATATCTGGTTCATCGCCCCGAACCACTACAGCTACGTGTTTACGTGGGGGTTTGACTCTCATGCGATCTGGATTGGGTACTCGAACGACCCTGCTATCCCGCCTGATCCAACGACGATGGCCGCGATTATCTCCCCGCAAGGGGTTATCCAATCAGGCATCACCGCGACCTTCAATGCGGAAGTTTTAGCTAACGGCACCACGCTGCGGATCAATTCGATAACGCCGTCTCTTACAGACACGGGGATAGTCGGGTTCGGATATGTCATCAACGGGCTTCCGGTTGCGGCGCACATCACGGCCAAGATCACCGGCAAGGGTGGTCCCGGCGACTACACGTTGAGCGCCAACCAGGGCGGCGCGGTTGCAGCCGGGACATTTACTGCAAGTCTCACCGGGACTCAGCGTTTCTCCGGGATTTACTTCCCGATGTTTGTTTACAACCCTGACGAGCCCGGCGCTCCCGGTTTTCTTTACATTCAGGGCTGCCCCAACGGGGCCGGCATCAATACCAACGCCTTCAACAACATCCTTTTCACGACGGCTGATCTTGATACTTGGACCCTCCAAGGCGCCGCCTTTACGAATATGTTCAACAACCCCGGTTTCGGAACGGTTGCCCAGCAAACTCCGCAACGCATCAGCACCGGCAACTGGGTTTCTTTCGGACCGCGGGATGTCGGTTTTGAAGATGGCCTTCGGGGCTACTATACGTCAACGGATGGTCGTCGATGGGAGTACGGAGGCACAACGAACACCATTCTCGGCAACAGCAAATTCTTTACAGGATTCAATCCTCCATATTTCATTGGAGCGCAAAAATACACCACCGCAACAGAGGATGCACGAGGCTCTGTTTGGTCGAGCGGTACGACCTACGCGGTTGGTGACAAAGCTCAAATATTTACCTACAGCGGCGTAAAATATCCTAATGCGCCAACAGGCCCGCGCGATCAACATTACTACGAACACCAGTCTTACGTTTCAAAGACTGCCGGCAATCTAAACAACCCTCCCGCGTCGAGTCCCACACATTGGGATGTCGCTACGGACGGCGGGATGTTTCTGACGCAAGTTGCCATCGACACGCAAGGTAACTGTCTGGCATCGCCTGCGCCGACGCGGCTTTCTGCAATGTACGCCGGTATATTCCCGCAAGAGTCGTACATCAGCAGCACTAGCGGCTATCTGGAAGACGGTATCCGCTACAACTACGTCGTGCTGGGATTTTTCCCTCAAATTGGGACAGCCACATTAGGCGAGTACTACGAAAACGGCGGCGGGATGTACAATGAGTATCTTGACCTTCATTTAGACGTGATCGATGCGACAGCGGCTGCCAGTGCAGCTCCTCCGGGTCTCAAAGCTAAGTGTTCGTCAGGAAACGTCACGCTTAATTGGTACGACGTCATTCCAGGCCACGCCTATCGAATCTATCGAGGCACCTCGGCGGGTAGTATCACGACCAACCTTGGCGACGTCAGCAGCGTTGGGCAATACGTCGATTCCACGGCCACGCTGGGCTCTGTCTATTATTACAAGGTGGTCACGCTCAACGGCGGCGTAGAGGCGGGCTCTCGCGTGGTTTCAACCTACGTCGGCGCCTATGACCAGCTGACGAACAAGCACATGACCCGCGTACTAGCAGCCGGCGCTGATCCGACCACTATCAATGAGATCAAGATCAAGAACTTCGTCGCAATGTTGACGGCGCAAAACTTGCTCCAGCACCTAATGCTCGGCAGGTTCGCGTGGATGGGGGTCGCGAAAACGTCTGTCGTCACTCGGTGCTTTGACCTTGGCACAACGCGGCTTCCGAGGATGGGTGACTATACCCCTTGGGACACCGGCTCAAGTGCCTCCACAACGACCTATAGCGCAACAGCAGTCAACGGCATCGCCCCCGGACTCATAAATCCTAACACGACATCGCGTGGCATGTACGGCAACAATGGGCGCGGCCAAGGCGTGATGGGGCGGCTGCAGGCATTACAGCGCAAAGAGAAGATCACCGTCATTTCCTCTTATCGCAAGAATGGAACGGGTGTGTTCACGCCAATGGCGATGAACGAATTTAGTCATGGCATGGTGCTGTCTGAGGGGTCTGGCGCGCAAGGAACTGTGACTTTTCTGTTGAGCGACACCAGCACTTCAACGAGCGCAGTTGTTACCGCGACCGCACCTGCACTTTCCGCTGGCGACAATCCTCAAATCGTAGCGGGCATGTGGGACGGATCAAATCTCAGTTGCTGGGCAAATGGGGCGTCTGGGACGCCAGTGTCAGGCGCGGCTTTTAATCCTCACTTCATTGTCTGCTATCAACAAAGTGATGCTATAAATACACTCACAAACTACCCGCTCATGATGGGTTCTTCCAGTTCGAAGTGGACGGCTGGGGCGAACGTTGTGACTGGAACCTACATTTGGTCGAACTCGGAAGCGCGCGGAACGATGCACGCTGATCTTATTTTCGATACCGATCTAAATCCAACGCAGATGGCGGCCGTGAACGCATTTGTTCGGAATGACGCTAACGGCGCTTTTGTACCGACTGCGGTTGCCCCGCTTCGGCTGAGGCTGCGGGCTTAGCTTCTGCCAGCTTCATTTCAGCCCTTTTCCTGGCAATCAATATTGAGAAAATACGACCCTCTTCGAAAGCCTTAGGGTCAAGCTTTCGGGCGAGGGTGTGTATCTTCCAGCGTCTGATCAGGCGTTTCAGCATCCCCCACCACTACCCCACGTTGCCCGAGCCCGCAATCCCTCAGGGAGAGCGTGGAAGCCCGTCACGGCGCCGGAAAACCTGTTCGATAACAGCCAGGGTCGGGACAGATCTGGCTGCAAATTCTAACGCAGCCGCCTCCGAAACCGTGAGGGTAGAGCATTCTGTGTCTCCATCCCGCCAAAAGACGCCCCAACCGCACGGAACGTATTCACTGAGTATCGCCATCCTATCCTCCTAGGGTATAGAGATCATTGGTCGGCCTATCGAGATAGGTTGGCACGGGCATTCAGGAACATCGCGCGCCTTTCCCGTGTGGCCGCAGGCTTTGCACAGCCACATCTTGGCCTTTCGCTTGTCCTTGTTCGCGACGTAGATCCAGTCGCAATATGGTTGGGCTATAGTGATCATTGGCCAGGATAGGGCATAGGAATGCGCGCCCAGTGCGTGAAAGCTTTCGGCAAATAAGATATGCTAGCATCCGGAACATGCAGTGTTTCTTCTTGCCAGAAGACGACTTGCGGAAATCCGCCGACCAGCCTAGCGTCGGTCACTAGGTAACTTTCCTCGTCGCGTGGGAAGGTATCGATCGGATGCCAATCTAGCCACGGCTCAGACATTGGGTGGAACATAATCGTTCCTCGCTTAGCAGCGGCCGGCGTTGGATAGCAGTTTCCAGATCCGCTCGTGCTCCGGCTTGCTGATCGGGAAGCAGAAGTCTGGGAGCTGGCAGAACTTCTTCTTTTCGTCAGTGGCGCATGGATCGTGGACGACTGCGCCGCAGCGTTCGCAGGTTGGGGCGGTGGGGTCGATGATGTGTTCTAAGGTCATGTGTCGTTCTCCTCTGTGACGGTGGCTGTTTATCATCGGGTTACCCCCGGCAGATGCTCGCCGCGGGCATAGAAATCGTTTACATCATTCGTCTCGCCTACCTCTGGGGGTATTAGGGCGGCCTCAAGAGCGGCCCGCATGCTGTACTCTAAGCCCCGGTCAGACTCGCTGGGCGGGCTTGCGAACCATGCGTTCAGAGCGCGATCAACCATTTCGTCCGTTACAATCATTGCATCCTCCGTGACTGCTCAAGAGCGCGAGAGTGCGGTGAGACTGCGCTTCAGGCTCTCGATTTCATCATCGTATAGTTCCAACCCGGTCGGGTGCATGCGCTCCTTTGACCCGACAAAAACCCGTGCTGATTCTAGTTGTATTATCGCGCGCCTGATCGCGAAAGCGGCGATGTCAGAAATATGCTGCATTCCTCTTACAGAGGCCGCGCCAGCCAGCTTGGCGTGAACCGCTGTCATATTGTCACCAAACGCGGGCGGCGGGGTTTCGTCGTCGTATTTCATTTGCTGTTCCTCTGCACAGATTTCGTCGTAATAAGACCGGTTCGGGAAGTCAGGAGGAAGAATTTCTAGAAGCTTGCCGAGTGCCTCTCGCGTATTCATTCCCCGTCTCCTTCCACAGCTTCTTGCAGGCCTTTAATGATCTCGCACAGATGTGGAAAATCATGTTCTAGGCCACTGCGGGCATCAAGCCCTGCTCAAGATGGTGAGACCCTTACCGCATGACTGCCAGGGCGGCGGTAAGATTTGCGCGGTCCCGCTCCGTCACTTCGCGCTTAAAATGGATCTTGGCCCACCCGACGCCGAACTCGATGAGTGGCTTCGGCTGATCCTCCCCCGAAGTGCCATTGCGCGTCTCGGTCTCAATGGACTTGAGTAGTTGATCGGCCTGCTTCCTCATGTCCGGGTCCGAAATCTCTGAGATAAGCATGGAAAGAAAAATATCGGTTTGGCGCAGCAGTTCTAGATGCGTGGTCATGATGTTACTCCGTTGAGTTTATCCGCATGGGCCTGTGCCTCGGCTTGGGTCGGGAAGCGCCGAACCCATTCCTGAGTTTGGCGGTCGATGACATTCCAGCGGGTCGCAGGGCCATCCGTATACATGCTGACGAAGTGGCGCGGCATTAGAGCCTCCACCCGGCCAGGGACTTTCCAGCCGTAGATTTCCAGCACTTCGCGTTCGCCGTGCATGGGTAGGATAAAGTCGGGTTTACGTTTCATTTGGTCCTCGGTCATTGGATATTGGCATCCATCGTCGCATTCGTGGCCGTCGCAGCCGGGACATTTGTTCATGGGCTTCCTCGATGATCGGTCATGACCGAGGTGGCCACTCTTCCCACGATAAGGCATCAGCACGCCCGACGAAAACTAGCCAAGCTGCGAATAGCCGGTCCCAGAATCCAGTCCTTGACCCGCTGAACCGCCGAGTATCTTCAGCGAGTATGCGGAATACTTCCGGGTGGGCATAGACGATCGTTGTTGCTCTCATTGTCATCCTCGATGTTCGGTCAAGGATCGTTTGGCAATCTTGCCCGTCTCGGTGAGTTCTATAATTCCGCCCCACCCGACCTTCACAAGATTTTCGTTGAGGGCAGTACGAAGCTGCTCAAGCCATACGCTGGGGACGTGAGACCATCGCGCGCCGTCTGCAGCCTTCAGGAACCTGATCAGTTTTTCGTCACTCATGATCGTTCTCCATTCGACATCGTGGTATCAGCCCCGGCCTCTGCGGCATCACTGCTTGGCAAACCCTCACCGGAATTGTGAGTGGTCTCAACAACCGGGGCTGATTCCTGCTCCGGTTCGTCTTCGAACCAGAGATTGACCATATCGCGTATTGCCTTGCGC